GTTGTGATTGAAAATCGATATAGTGTTGTTGTAATTTAGTCATAAGCTCTCCCTTGATTATAGATCTATTATACACCAGTTTTACGCAAATGTAAAGGAAAATATGCGATTTTTATAAATAAAAATCGGATCCGTTTTCGAGTTTGTATAATGATAGTTCGAAAGTGAGTTTTTGAGTTAATGGTGGAAGTGAATTCCATTGTGGTGATGTAGTAGTAGTTGAATCCGAAAATAATAAATCTGCGAATTTGTTAATAATATGATTATTTTTAGAAATATATTTTTTGATGAATGGTGTTGGGTTGTTTAGGTTATAATTTAACATTTAGTTCTCCTTCAATTATAAGTACTATTATACCACACTTTTCAGCAGATGTAAAGGAAAAAATGCATTTAAGTTAAAAATAATTATACTGCGAAAGATTCACCACAGCCGCACTGTGCTGTAGCATTAGGATTTATTACTTTGAGATAAGAGCCGCCAAACTCTTTAACGTAGTCTACTGTGCAACCTATAACAAACATTTCTGCAGTTCGATCTAGCACTAGAATGTTTTCAACGAGTGTACCTTTTTCCAAATCATTGGTCATGTTCCACTCGTATTGAAAACCTGAGCAGCCACCACCATTGACTGCAAGATAAGCATACTTCTTATCATGTGCTTTGGTGGTGGTGCTTAAATAGTTTTTAGCATTTTCTGTTAAAGTTATCATTATGGTAATGAAGCGTCTATCCCTTTAACATATTTATTCATGCCTAGTAGTTCTCCAACAGAATATTTACCATTAAATGGTTTAATAATACCGTTCATAACTTTCTTTTCGATATCTTTAGCGATTAGTACAATGCTATCTGGCATATTTGTATATGGTGCCATCTTAACCATTCCACTCTTCATATCGCCCCAGGTATCTGATTTCTTCCAAGTACCATTCATTACTTGACCTACTCTTTCAATATAGTAAGGAGCCCAGTCATCAATTATAGATGTAAGTTGCGCCTTAGGTGCAAACTGATACATGTTACTTGCTTGACCAAACGCTAAGATACCTTGCTGTTGAGCAACTTGTAGTGCAGCAGGACTATCAGTATGTTGAGTAATAATGTCAGCTCCTTCACTGATCAATACTTTTGCAGCATTACCTTCTTTAACCGGATCATACCAACTATTAACCCATACTACATCAATGTCGAAATCTGGATTAACACTTGTTGCGCCTAAGTAAAAAGCGTTGATGCCTCTTACAACTTCAGGTATCGGAAAAGAAGCAATGTAGCCGGCCTTACCATTTTTACTCATATGACCTGCAATTACACCTTGAACATATCTTCCTTGGTAAAACATTCCAGAATAAACTGACATGTTATCATTAGTCTTGTAGCCGGTAGCATGTTCAAATTTAATGTTTGGAAACTCTTTAGCAACTTTCAACATTGGATCCATGTAACCAAATGAAGTAGCAAATATAATGTCCATACCTTCATTAGCTAAACCTCTTATAGCTCTTTCAGCGTCTGGACCATATTTAACACTTTCNATATATGTAATTTCAACTTTATCGCCATAAGCTTTTTCAACAGCTTGGCGCCCCTGGTCATGCATATATGTCCAACCGTGGTCACCCACAGGTCCAATATACACGAACCCAACTTTCAATTTATCTGCGAAAGCTGAAAAGCAGAATAGAAACGACAGTATTAGCACTGCCGCGTGCTTAAAGAATTTCATAGTTTCTCCTATATTATCTTACTCTTGAAACAGAGCCATTTTCTTTTGCTAAGAATGCCTCGAATGAGACATTAGGGTAGTCTTTTTGTAATGATAAGAACATCTTTAAGTTAGACATGGCATCATCAAATAATCTTATTCTTTTATATATTTTTTGATCCAAGTATTTCTTAAAGATTACTTTCTTATTATCAGCGGCCGGGCCTCCCCCGAGGTTACCAGCACGTTCAACATAGATCTTGTCTATATCGATTCCTTGTTTTCTAAATGTATCTAGAAATGTTTTCTTATTGTCAAAGTTTGGTCTTGCGGTTACGATAATAACTTTAGAACCTGCCTTAGTGGCATTCTTTAATATAACTCTAACTTTGTTAATCATTCTTGCAATAGGTGTGGAAGTTTTTTTGAAGACTTCTGCGTTTTTGAATTCTCCAAAATCGTATTCTTCTCCATTTTTTTTCTTATAAGTATTAAATTCTTGGTTATCAAGTTTCTTAACAACTTTGCCATCTTTGACCACCTTTACTTTTGCTTTAGTTATAAACATAGTCTCATCTATATCAAAGATTGTTAATCCTTTTCCTTGAGCTTCTTCTAAGAATGTTTTAAAATTTTTCATTGTAGTTATATTATACCATAGTTTTTACTAAAAGTAAAGGATTATTTTTATTTATTTTGATATATTTTTTGTATATGATCTTCAAACTGCTCAACTTTTTCTAACCGGTTTGGCCAGAGAATATATTCTTTTTCAGGATTCATTTTTAAGTTAGTTAATAATGGAATGATAGCATTATATAATTTATCAAGTGCATCTTGTGCAGATGTTGCCATTTGTTCAGCATCATTTACTGATACTTGTGTCTTCTTTACAACTTCAAGTTCGTCTTCTGTTACAGCAGTAAATCCAAAGTCAAAATCTAAATCAGACATTAACAGCTCTCATTCTCTTAACAAGTCTGCCAGCTCTATTAGGAACTTGTCTATACCACGCAGAGTCTATCATTTCATCTGCAGCCTTATTCCAATCTTGAGAATCAACGCCTGCTTTCATACCTTTAAACTTTGAAAGTCTAGGTCTTCCCATATTAAACATCATGTTAGCAATGATTAATTGGACTTCTTCTGGCAAGACATTAAATCCGTAATATAATTGCTCACAATCTGCGAGCACGATTTGGACGTCTTTATTGAAGGCTTCGATAACTCTATCTTTTGAGACAGCTGTTCCAATTTCTTGTCCATGCTCTGGATCTGAATCGATAACAAGATGACCAATGCCAAAAGTAGCGTAGCCAAGATGATCATTATATATTTCATATTTCACTCCTTCATCCAATTCAAGTTCTTTTCTTAAATTTTCTATATTCATGTTATATCTCCTATAAAATACTATTTATATAAAAAAAGGCGGGAAGAACCCGCCTAATCTTATTTTGACACGTAGTCATTTTCTTCTTCTGTGTAAGGCCACATATTAATAGCTCTTATGATATTCATTTATAGTGCGATCATTCATCTTTTGGAGTATTTGATCATGCTCTTTTTGATGATGAAAGCCAAGACCTATAAGATCTTGAGCAACACGTCTGTTAGCTGCCATTTGTCTATTGTATTGAATACTTGATAAAGTGCGTTTGCTCCAGGCTGCAACTGCGTCGCATACCCGGCATGTGGCTGTATTTACAGCCTGAGTTAAAGTTGTCATTTATTTTCCTCGTTAATTAATTGAAATTTTACGAGGTCGCTTCTCTTCTGGTAGAACTACTTTGAGATTAACAGTAAGGATTCCATCCTGAATGTCAGCACCGTCTACTTCTGTATATTCAGACAGTCTAAATGATCTTTGAAACTTTCGAGCACTGATACCTTTATGGACATAGGATTCAGCTTCTCTTCGCTTTGGCCTATCGCCTATAATAGTCATAACGTGATCTTTTACTTCAATATCAATATGATCTTTTTTAAATCCGGCTACTGCCATCTCGATTTCATATGTCATATTGTCGTGCTTGACTACGTTATACGGTGGATAAGTATCCTTCGCATGTGAATGAATATTTTCCAGTTGATCAAAAATGTGATCGAAACCCAAGAAACTGTTTCGAGGGTATAAAAAGTTTTTAGTCATAATTGCCTCCTATTGACTAGCAAGGTTAAACGAGACCCGATTATCGGCGCCTCTATAATATATATAATATATTTTTTCTTAATTTAAACCAGTTGGTCCAAATTTTTTTGTGTAAGCTATTTGAAATGCTTCATCACGTGTCCAGCTCTCTTGATTGTACCAGCATCTTTTAAAATAGTTATCATAGCATGATAACGCAGTTTCAGCTGAGACATCCAGGTGACCTTTTACATAATAAAACATCCTGTATGCTTCTTTAATTTTATTTTGTTCCATTACCGATATTATACTTTGGACATAATTCCCATTGATCTTTGTCTTTAAAAGATATTATTTTAATTTGTCTTAGAGGAGCTATAGGCTGCAGTTGTGCTTTATTTTCTACAGTTAATAAACCCCAGTCACTCATTAATGTTGCTATAGTATTTCTACGTCCAACATCATTATCTTCGAGATTAGACTTTTTTCCATCAAGCAAGAAGAGCTCTTTAAAGTGTACGATAAAGTATCGTCCTTGCTTATGAAGAATATGACACGACTGGTATAGCTTATTATCTTTACGTGATGCTACACCTATTCTAGTGAGTGTCTCTCTTATTTTTAAGAAATCGTCTGGCTCGTTTAATGTTACCTCAAGCATATTGCCTGGGTTCCATTCTACAATGTTATTTTCTTCCACCTTTAGCCACCTTATGTTTCAATTCGTTTATATTCTCAGTGGATAGGAGAGTTAAAACTTGGCGGGCTTTTTCATTACTATAGCCATAATATTCTTTAACTACATCCAAATCACTAATATGTTCAGGTTTGAACCATTTAGAAAACCTTTTACGTTTTCTAACTATATTTATAAAAAAATCAAATTGAAGACGATTATCGAGGTGGTGGTTACGATTCATCTCATTTGCGGCTAGAACAGTATCGGGAAAGTATGATAACTGTCTGTTAATCATGTATGACGAATAAGCTTTTTCAGCTACATCATCAACCATAATATCTTTCTTAGTATAGTTTATTGCATTAGTATATTCAAAGGGATTCATTTTTCATGTCCATGTATAATGTATTGAACTCTTCTGTCATAGGCATCACGTTTGCATCCCACCAAGTTATAAAAGCTTGATAGTTGTTATCAAAATATGATTCTTTAATAAAAGTTTCCATTTCTCTGCAGCTAAAAGCCATTGATGGCTCTAACATGCTGTACGCTGATAGTAGCTCACACATTGCGAGTTGATTTATAAATTCATTTAGCATTTCTATTTCATTCATCTAGTATTATTATAACACGTTTTGCCAGGTTTGTAAACCATTTTTTATCGTGTCCTTTAGTTGTTTCTGCGGCAGTACCTATTCTTATTCCACTCGTTTCTACGAAGTTACGAGGATCATTAGGTACACCATTCTTATTTACAGTGATTCCATGTTCTTCAAGTTTATCCGCAGCCTGTCTTCCGCTGTATTTACTATTGCTTAAATCTATAAGAATGATATGACTATCAGTTCCATGAGTTAGTACAGGTAAATTATTCGTTTCAAAAGTATTTGCCATAGCCTTAGCATTTTCAATGATGTTCTTTGCGTAGGTCTTAAACGACTCTTCCTTCGCTTCTAAATAACACTGAGCTTTTGCTGCAATGATATTCATAAGAGGACCGCCTTGTGTTCCTGGAAATATTGAACTATTTATTCTTCTGCTATAATCCGGATTATTCCATAGTATCATACCGCCTCGAGGACCTCTTAGTGTTTTGTGCGTAGTACTCGTAACGACATCAGCATATGGTAACGGTGAGTCATAAACTTTACCAGCAACTAATCCTGAGTAATGTGCCATGTCAACTACTAAGGTGGCTCCTACTTTATCTGCGATATCTCTAAAAGCTTTCCAATCAATTTGTCGAGGATACGCGCTTGCACCTGCAACAATAACTTTAGGCATATTTAATTTTGCTATGTCTTCTATCTTATTATAATCAAGCAGACCATCTTCATTAACACCATACGTTACTGAGTTATATACCTTACCACTTAGTGTAGGAGGAGCACCATGCGATAAATGACCTCCACTGGCTAAGTCCATGCCCATTAATATCTCACCAGGTTTCATAAAAGCCTGATAAACTGCAGTATTTGCATTTACGCCGCTGTGTGGCTGAACATTTGCAAACTGGCAATTATACAATGAGGTGACAGCGCTAGTAGCTAAGTCTTCAATTTCATCCATGTACTTGCAGCCATTATAGTATCTCTTACCAGAATAACCTTCTGCATACTTATTTGTAAACACACTTCCACATAAATCCATAACTGCTTGACTTGCAAAGTTTTCGCTGGCTATTAATTCGATAGTAGTATCTTGTCGATTTATTTCTTTTTGTAATATATTATTTACGCTTTTGTAAATCATTCGCTAGTCTTTCTGCTAAAGCCATACCCATTGTCCAACCTAGATGGCCTGCACCTGTGTTGACCCATAGGCCTTTTATTTTACTTATTACTGGTAACATGTTAGGTGTCATTGGCCTTAGACATGCCCATCTTTTATAGTCATCTCTTTTAATAAATGTATTTTGTTCCACCCAGTCAGCTAAAGGTTTGATTCTATCTTTTCTTATACTATGGTTCCAATCCGCGAGTTCAGCGGTACCTGCAACTCTAAAAACATTATTTGAAAATGGAGATGCAACTATTTTTCTATCATCATCAAGTACAGAGATTGTTGGACCTTCATACGCATTTTGATAAGTTATAGAATAGCCTTTAATAGGATAGACGTTTATACTTGGAACTAAGTGCTGAGTATAAGCTCCGGCGCAGATGATCACTTCATCAAAATCTTTCTTGAGTTTTGTTAAACTGAGCGCCATGTCTCTTGGATTTGACTGAAACACTTCATCTTCAGTTCGAACAATTCTATTAATACGAAAGCTATAATCATACTTAGGATTCTCTATCATGTATCGAGATAGATTTTGGCAAAAGCTGTGAATATCTCCGACTGAATCACCTTTAGTTAACGTAGCGCCAACAACATCATTTGATTTAATATTATACTTTATTAAATTAGTTTTAGTTTTAACTCTACCCCAGCCAGTATCTTTAAATCTTTCAAGAGTTCTTTGTGCTTTATCCCACGACTTTTGATTTTTATATATGTGTATTATACCACAGTCGTTATGATGAAAGTCAATGCCAACTTCCTTCATCATTTTCTTCATAAGCTTTCTAGATCTTAAACTATACTCAATTGTCTTACGCGTATTATAATCATATTTATTTGTTATAGTTGCACCAATGAATCCAGCAATCCATCTTATCTTAGCCCAAGACCAAACATCCGGCCTAAACGCCAATGGAGCATCAGGTTGTGTTAGCCACTTAATACCTTTACTTATATTACTATACGTATTCCAAACTTCTGCATTACAAACAGAAAGTTGACCGCCATTAGCATAACTACATTGTTCAGCTATGCCATTAGGATCAAACAATCTTACTTTGTATTTTTTGGCTAAGAAATATGCAGTAGTAATGCCAGCTACGCCACCACCTACTATTGCGATGCTTTTACGGTTCCCCAATGTTCTACTCCACCTATGTAGTTATCATAATCTAGTTCAGCTTCTATATGCTCTTTTGTCAACTCTGTAGTTGGCATCTTATTTAAATGCGTCTCATTCCAGTATAGCTGAGGAACAGTACGATGACCGTTTCTCTTCATAAAGTCTTTTGCAAAGAGATCATAACTAACATTAATCTCTCTATATCTGTAATCCCAGTCTGATAGTTTCTTTTTTAATAAGTGGCAATAACCACAATCATCTTGAGTGTATAGTGTTAAGTTAACTGAATTGGACATCTGACATTACCTCCGTTAAACATGCTACAACATTGAGCTCATGATCAGCTACAAATGCATTTTTATATTGATAATCTGCAAGCAGAAGCACGAGCTGTGGAATTGATTGTGGGGCAACTTTATCTACCATCCTATCATAAATAGCTCTGAAAATAGCGCTTGCATCAGTATCTATATTATTAACTACCCACGACCTCATCTTTTTGAAATCTTTATTTTTCAAGTGATCGAATAAATCATCATAGTTTTTATCTTGTAAGTTACTAACGACACCTGTATCTATTTTACCGTTTACTGAATACCTTTGTAATTCATTTAAGACTCTACGCCAGTCTGGTGCAAACT